CTTGCTCGATCTTGTATCCCACATCGCGTCCATAGGTAATATTGACGACATTCGGCACGAGCATGATTGTGTACTCATTGTTATAAGTATACCCGTGTTCCGATAATTTTTCAATGATTTTTTCTTTGACGAACTCAAAGTCAAATGGGTTAGAGTCGTTCCATCCTTGGCAGTCACGAACTTGGATTGCCACTTGTCCTGTCTTTGCGAGTGCGCGTTCAAACAATGCGAGGTGTCCATCATGAAACGGTTGCCATCTGCCAAGCATCTGTGTTGTCTCCTTACGCCATGAGAATGGTTGTAAATGCTCAGAGATCAATTGTGACTGTCCATCCGACTCCATTGCTTCAAAGCGGAAGTCGATACCATCAAATGCGCCCATCTCATTCATCGGATACTCAAACAACGCATTCGTATCTTCATAGCGTCCTTCTTCGATTGTATCCATAAACACAACCACATCAGCATCCACGATGTCTCGCAGTGCTTGAGTAGGACATACAAAGTCGAGGATTGCCCACTGCTTCTTAGAGTCCTTACCAAGTTGCTTCATGCGCTCTGCTTGGCGACGACGACCCATCTCAGAGAAGTCCCAATCGTTGAACATCTCACGCACTTGATCTGCGTTATAGTGATCCGCGTCCAACTTCTTAGACAGTTTGTTAGCGAGAGTGGACTTGCCACTCCCCGGTAATCCAAAAACAAGAATGGTCTTTGCCATTATTCAGTTTCCTCTTCTTGATACTTTTTGATTGCTTCGATTGCCGCATCGATGCCTTCTTCTTGCATCTCATTGATTACTTCATACATCACATCGCGGAACTTTTCTTCTGCTTCGTATGACTCGTCAAGCATGTCGCCATCTTCATCACACTTCCACTCGTCATTGTCATGATCCCAATGCTCTGCGATCTCTGGGTTCTGCATAAAGACTGCTTCACGAATCTCTTCATCATCGTCTTCACAACCATCTTCTAACTGATCACCTAACCACACTGACCAACCCACAAAGTTTGGCATCTCGTCATCGTATGTCATCGATGTGATCATGTTGGGGTCTAACTTTGCGAGTTCTTCAAGAATCTTAGACACACCTTCTTCTGGTGCAGACCAAGCAGAGTATCCTTGGAAACTGTCTTCATCAAAGTCGTTGATGTAACACCACTTCGGACCGATCACATCTGTCGTCCATGAATACTGACGAACTTCTTCTTCAGTTGGTGAACCTTCCTTACCATCAACCCACAGATCACCAAACCAATACTCATAGTTGTCAGACTTGAGATTCTCAGTCATCTCTTTCCATCGTGCTTTCGCTTCATCATTGATCTCACGAAACCACACATTAAAACTTACATGATTTGCCATTACTTAATCTCCAAAACTATTACTTCATTATAATCCAAAATCTACGATAATGTGTACCGTCAAGGGGGTGCTCAAAATTTTCATCCCAAGAGTATAAATGCCGAATGAACCCACCTGCATGTGTGGTACACCACTCAGTATCCAAGTCTTGATCTTTGACACATATGTATTTACAACCTAATTTATCAAGGTGTTGTTCAACTCTCTTTTGTGTAAGTACAGGTATTGTTCCGGTTTGAGTTCCATAAATATTATTATGGTCATATTCTACTATAGCATCATTTACAGTATGATTAAACTCATCGTAATTTGAATTTAAAGGTAAAACTACTGTTTCCAAAAACATTAGGTTAGTAGATTGTAGAGCACATTCTAAATCTTGTTTCCAATTTTCTAAATGATACAGAACTCCAAAATGAAGAACTAAATCAAAATTATCGAGAGTGTAAGGTTTATTTTGATCTAACGAAAACAGATTTGCCTCACGCTTGTATTCCGAATATATTTCCTCTCCTATTTTATACAAAAACACTTGATTAATATCCGAAAAGTGAACATCAGCACCACACTGCATAAGTTTTTTGCCAATGTCTCCATGAGCACAAGCAAGTTCAGCAACTTTTTTTCCCTTAAACCATTTTTTTCCTAAAATTTTTATAATTTTTTCGTATCGATTATTTGCCCATTCTTCATAGAACAATTCTTTCATTTAATCATCTACCTCTGGAAAACGATACTCAACATCATAACCGCCTTTGCGGTCACTGAACCAATCGTCTTCACGATCATACTCATACTCGGCAAGGAAGTCGATAAACTTTTCTACATCTTCGTAAGTTACTTCTTCATCTGCTTCATAGTTTTCATCATCAACCGAAAACCCAATGTCTTGGAATCGATGAACCGAACCGAACTCCTCGATGATGTCTTGCTCTTCGATGTCATAAGTCATATACGAATGGACTTGATGATACTCTATACGCTGTACTGTTATGCTCATAATGCATTCCTCTTACGCAGTTTATTCAGTTTCTTTTGCTGTCGCTTTGCGGCATCTAAATGATATCTACTCATACGATCAAGATAAGTGATACCTTGCAGATGGTCATACTCATGCTGAAAAGCACGAGCAGTGAAACCCGAAATCTCAGCAGTATTCACATCACCCAATGGATTGGCAAAGCGCACACGAATCTGGTTGTATCTCTTTACTTTACCAAATAATCCCGTCCATGTCAAGCACCCTTCTTCGCCCAAAACGATTTGATTGTCATTGTCTACGATCTTAGGATTGACAACACAGATGATCTCATCTGGGGAATCTGGATGTCCAATGACGAACACTTGGTATGGCACACCCACTTGGTTGGCAGATAGTCCGACTCCGCGTTCTGCTACCATTGTGTCGCAGAGGTTCTCGACGAACTCTTGTAGATCAAAAGGAGGGTTGTCAAAGTCCCATCGTTCAGTTTTCTTTCTGAGGATTGGGTCTGAGGGGGGAACAAGTTTTAGAATCATATAAACCTCAATAATTATGGTGAGTGCAATATAGAATGCTTCCACTTATAGACACTCTTTGTCCTTCATTATAAAAAGGATAAACTAAGTGACGATGTGATGCATTAAAAATAAACATATCGCCTCTTTTTGGAAGAATGGTCATAGAACACGCAGTATAACTAGATAAAAATTGTATTGCTCCGCGTGTACGGGCATTAGTGCTAGACCCTTGGTCATCTAACTCTAAACGAATCGTTTCTGGAACATTCAAATAATATACAAAAGACAACAACCCATTGTGACTATGTAAAGGATTATGTTCATTTGCATGCTGAAAGTTTATCCACATTTCATCCAAAAAAATATCATGTATAGGTAAGGTTTCACTTAAAGTTTTTAGTAATATATTTTTTGTTTGATCATATATGAAAGGTGTTTCATCTTTTCTAAAATGAAACTCTTTAGAAATATCTCCTGCAAGTCTACTTCTAGACTTTGATGCTCTATCAACTAAAATTTGATCAGGTATTTGATGTATGTCTTTTTCTATTTCTATTAGAACATTTTCTGGAATCTCGGTGTATAAAATATCGTCCCCCAACAAATAATTTGAGTACAAATACTTTAAAGTCATATGGGTTTTGTCTTTGGGAAGTTCTAAATCCAATATAACATTATCATTAAGATTTAATTCTGGTATTTGCATTATAATGCCATCCTACTAAAATTTTTCACTTTCTCAAATCGAATCTGACTGCGGAACTTGTCAGTCAGCACATCGCCCTTGTGTGAGATCACAAAGACGTTAGTGTCACTGCTAACCTCTTGGAGAAGTTTAAGGAACTCATCGCACCCACTTGTATCAAGTGATGCGTCAAATACTTCGTCCAAGATAAGCAAGTTGGTGTTTGTACTATTCTTGAGTTTGGCGACTGCCCTCCATGTAAATAGTAGGGCAAGGTCAATACGCATCTTCTCTCCTTCGGAGAAAGAAGCATAAGAAAACTCGTCACGATAGCGACTCTTAATAACCTCATTGAACTCTTCATCCAATTCAAAATTCACAAAGAAATCTAACGATGCCAAATATTTATTCACTAACTTATTGATGATTGGGACATACTGCTTGATGATCTTTTTCTTAATGCCGCCATCTCGTAGCATCTCTGTCGCAATCTTGAGTACCTCAAAGTCCTTAGAGAGTGACTCTGACTTGGATTCAAATGCTCCAAGTTCTGTTTCCAATTGCTGTATTTTGGATGACGGACTGCCCTCTGTCTCTTCATTGCTCTGGATACTGGATAGTTTATCTTTGACTCGATCCGCATTACTCTGGTAAGTGGATAGTGCCGACTCGCAATCGCGCCAGTGTTGTTGCCAAGTGGTGATCTCTTGTTGTACTGAGGTAATATACTGTATCTCTTCATTAAGCGATACTTGCTGTTTCTCCAACTCTGAGATTGCGGATTGGGTTTCCTCTGCAATTCGTTGTGTGTTCTCAAGTTGCTTTGCTTTTGCCGTTGCTTCGATGACCTGCTCGCAAGTTGGGCAATTGTCATGTTTCTCATAGAACCGAATCCTCTTCTCTGCCTTCGCGATCTTGTCGTGAAGTTTCATCATCAACTCAGACACCTTGGCAGACTTTGTATTCACCTTGTCTGCGTTCGCAATAGATTCAGACAACTCATTAATCTTGTCCAGTGCTTCAGTCTGTTGAGTCTGTGCAGTCAATCCTTGCAATGCCCACTCTTGCAGTTCTGCTTGTAACTCTGCCTTCTGCTTCTCAACATCTGCGTTGAGTTTCTCAAGGTACTCTTTCTGTACGCTGATCTTCTCACCAAGCAAGTCGATCTGATACTCTACCTCTTGCTTCTCAGTCTTGTTTCGTGCCACTCGATCCTTGAGTAGAGTGTTCATATGACTGAAGATCTGGATGTCGAGTAAGTCCTCGATGACCTCACGACGATCCTTTGTCGAGAGTTGCATGAAGGGAGTGAAGGATGCGTTACCTAACACGACGATTTGGGTGAACGATTTATAGTTCAGTTTGAGAATCGTGTCCTCTAACTGAGTCTGGTAGTCTCGTACCGATCCCGGTTGGTCAATGAGGTTGCCATTCTTGAGTATCTCAAAGATAGCAGGTTTAATGCCCCTACGCACCACATACTCCACATTACCAATTGAGAACTCGATCTCTGTGACGAGACCCTTCTCGTTGATACTGTTCATCAACTGTGGTTTCTTGATGTCACGAAACGGTCTGTTGAACAGAACGAAACAGAGAGCATCAAGGATGGTTGATTTACCCGCACCGTTCTCACCAGTAATGATTGTACTTGGAGAACGATCCAGTTGGATTTCAGTGAAGACATTCCCCGTACTGAGGAAGTTCTTCCAACGCAATTTTTTGAATCGGATCATAGATTAAACTTCAAAGTGTAATGCTTCATTATACAGTGATTTCATAAGAGAGTCAAGTTTCTTCTTGGGTACATTGTCTGGCATTCCATCGATGTACTTAGATAGAATGGTCATCGTGTCTTCTGCCCCATTCACCAGATCATCATCATCTTCGATGTCAAGGTTGAGGTGATCCTCTACGACTTGGATGCTGATGGGTTCGACTTTGAGGAGTTTGTCCATGAACTTGTCAAACCAATATGGGTTACCGTTTGAATGTTTGACAACCTTGACATATGTCCCTTCATAGGCACGAAAGTCTTGATCAAGCAATTCATCAAGCGTTTTCCCTTCATCATTATAGAACACTTTGTTAAACATCGAGTACGGGTTTCGGATGAACTCCAGTTGCCGAGTCTCTGTGTCGTATATGTGAAAACCTTTAGGGTCTTGGTAGTCGCTCCATGTGAGTTCATAAGGGCATCCCAAATAGTCAATGTTTCCAGTAGTAGACTTGTGATGGAAGTGTCCAGACATGACACGATCAAATCGTTTGAAGTCCGATATCTTCATACCATGCTCGTTCATGTTTCCACGATCCATCAGACAACCTGCAATCTCAAAGTGTCCAAAGACAACTTGTGCTTCGGTGCTTTGCATAAACTCCATTGTACTTGCATAGTTACCGTTGTTGATCCAAGGAATGATAGCATGTGGCACATCATCAAAGAGTACCTCTGCCACCTCAGAATAATACTTTACATCGGTTGCATCGAACAACTCTTGCATCGCATTGATCTCATTGGTGTTCTTGTATGGTACATCGTGGTTGCCAACAATCACATGCAGATCAATTCCACGATTCGCACACGGTTCTATGAACCCCTCTTTGAGTCGTCGTAGGGTGACATAAGAAATATACTTCCGACGATCCACAATGTCACCAAGATGTAGGACAGTATGGATTCCACGCTTGTCAAGTTCTGGGAAAAATACATTACTATAGAAGCGATCAAAATAATCAAGGAAGGAAAGATTGTCATTACGAACTCCCCAATGCGTATCAGTTACTAATGCTATTTTCATCTACTACTCGCTTCTTCTTCTTGCGTCTCTTGTGATCTTCAAAATTTTGGATAAAGTCGGACATATATTCTTCAGTCCACTCTCCATATTTTACACCATCATTGTAGTCATGTCCATGATCATGTGACTGTCTGTCACTGACTTCGCCAAATATGTTTGCATGTTCAGTTGCCTTATACTTGGTGTATAGGTGCTTCTTCTCTTTTTGAATCCTGCGTAAGAAGGCATAGTAGATAATCTGTGTAAAGTATGCAAATGGATTACTTGATTTCTCTGGGTTAAAGTTGTCAATATATTGGAGACTGTTCTCGATACCGTCTGAGATCATCTCATCGCGAAACGAGTAGTTCACAAAGTTAGGTTTGTATGATAGATGCGTAGCAATCTTCATGATACACTCTGCAATGTACATCGGTACAACTGGACGAGGTAGATCATTATCTTTTGCATGTTGAACCGACTCACGAAACTCTACCATTGCCTCAAGGAACTTTTTGTTGTCCACATAGTAGGGTTTTTTTCTTTTCTCTGCTCTTGTTTCTGCCATGTTAATGTACCGTGTTTGCTGATAATTCTATTGGTTGCCCAAACTTTTCCATCCAAGGATCGGTGACCTCTTCGTCATCCAAATTGAATTCTGTTTCTGCGGATCGGACTCTCTCAGCAATTTCTTCCAAGTCTTCGACTCCTGCTTCGTCTTTCAGAATCTCACGCAGTTTATCTAAATCTTGTTTGAGAATCGCAAGGGACTTGATGTAATACCTGTCTATGTCTTCATCCACATCTGCTACTGCCACCACATGATTTGTGTTGAGGTTGACCATGTTGACCTTCTTTGTGAGAGGAATCCAAGTCATTGCCACCATCATTGGTTTGCCAGATTCGCTTTCTCCAATTTCAAGTGCAATCGGTTCAAGAATGCTTGTCGTGGTTTCGTCTTGATGTACGATTTCAGCAACAATTGTCTCACCATTTGTTAGTTTAATTATTGAGTTCATTTTTATACCACGCTACCAATGTCAATCTTGTACCAAATTCTAAAGGGGTTACGCCATGTAAATAATCATTCCCATTAAAATACACTGTTCTTCCAACTTTAGGTTCAAGAATAATGTCATCAAAAAAATGAGTGCGCCCACCGAGGTATTCTACATTCAGATTTGTAATGGATGTCAATATAGTTCTTTCTTCTGTTTGATCAAAATGAAATTGATGAGCATTTCCTTCTGACCAAAGGACTATTTGACACCAATCAAGTTCACAATCCGATTTTAAAATCTTTGCTCCCTCCACAACTTTATCAAGTATAGAGTCAATCTTTGCAACACTCCCATAGTAATAATTAAATACTGTTGTATTATTACCATCAAATTTTTCGTGATCATTTCCATTACACAAAAATAAATGTTTTAGAGCAGAGCATTCTCTAGACTTTAAAACATCATCTAAAATTAGTATCATTCCCCTACCTTTATGTTGTAGATTTTGTAATCGAATTCTTCTTCGTTGTAAATCTTCACTCGTTCAGCAAAGTGCTTGATCGTGTGGTTGTTCCATGACTTGTATGACAAATCGTCTGCGATGTCATAGAGAGTGGCAACTTCCTTGTTGTCACCCTTACGCAATGCTCGTCCTATCGACTGAAGATTGCGAACACGAGACTTAGAGGGGGAAGCAAATATGACATTA